AATTTTTTTTAGACATATGTTTTATATTACCATCAAACATTATAGCTCTATTGTGTATAAAACTTATGTTGTCTGTTAAATTATTATTATTGTCAAAAAAACATGTTCCAGATTCTAAATTGGTTTCCGATAAAAACACTAAAATTGTTTTGCCTCTATCTGTGTGAATCCAGTCATCTCTATCATTTTGAAATCGAACATGACAATAGACTCCTGCTTGATCATCTAATTTAATATTAAATTTATCATAAACATTGTTAATTATGTTAAGGTAAAAAAAGGGCGACTCTTTACTTAACTGCAAAGTTCTACGACCTGGAAAATCCACATACTTGTCATCAAACCCCATTAACTCTTTATATTTTGATGACTCATGAAAAGTGAGTTGTTTAGCAAAAAAATAATAATCTCTACTGTAAACACTAAAAAAATTATTAATTATTTTAATCATTTTTTATTTGCAACTAAAGCACCAACATGACCTTTAAAAGCTCGATTACCAAAGTGAGTCAAAGGCATCGATAGATCTGCCCAAATTTCTCCTCCACATTCTTGCCATAGTCTAGAGAAATAATAATCTTCTGATAAATATCTTATTTGTGGTTGACCTTCTTTTGTTTTAGTTTTGTACGGTCCGACTGCAAACAAATCATAACAATTATCAGATTTAAAATATCCTCCATTAACTATTTGATCAGACTCATATTTTCTTTCAGGAAATTTTTTCATCATTGTACGAAATACTTCTCTTTTTACCAACATCATTCCTGTGGCTGCTTCATTAACTTTAAAAAATCCATTCTCTCCTTTGAGATTTAAGGGATCATCAAAATTAACATTGTACCCTAAACATTTTGCTTCTATTTCATCAGGACTTGCATTTGGTTCATTTTCTAAAATACCTTTTACTTTTTCTAAATGTAGGTGTTTTCTTGGATATATTCCACATGCAACGTCTTTGTCTGCACACAATAGTCTTTCAACATTCTTCCATTGAAAACCTATGTCAGCGTCTATAAATAATAAATGTGTTGCTACATAATCTTTTTCGTCCATCATCATGGACACGATTGTGTTTCTTGCACGTGTAATTAAACTTTCATTACCCATAGATTGAAACCTCAATCCCACATTTTTTGCCATGCTCCACTGCTGAAGTTCCAATAGACCATGAACAGTGGCCTCTGCTAACATGCCTCCATACATGGGCATTCCTAAATATATTTTAAAATTTTTGTCTTTTAATTCCTCAGGCTTAATCATACTCTTTTTTACTCCATATTTTGTTTTTATAATTATCAGCAAATTCTTTAAAAAAATTTGTGTGATAATCTTTCGACTCTAAATCATGGTTATAAATTTCCATTTTCCATGATTCTCTCTTAAAAGGAACAACCCAAACTATGGGTAATCCAACAGGTATTGACACTTCTTTATCGAATTTTTTCAACAAAAAAGGAAAATTAATATTCATTTTGTATTGATCAGTATCAACAATACCTTCCACCAATCTAAAAGGTAGAGGATTGTTTGGAGGATTTAAAAACATACAACTATAACCTTTTGGTGTTTCTATTCTCCAGGCATTATCAAATTTTAAAACATGTTCAATTTCTTCTTCATTATAAAACCCATCGTTTACTTGCCATGGTAAATGAGTTTTTATACCTGAACCAACTTCATAAGCTTCTCCTTTTTCTAAATTCTGATTATACCTTATGTCTAAAACACCAGGTTCACGCCACGTAATTAACGCCTCAAAATTATTTACAATGTAATATCCAGAGGTCAATGCATCTAAAAAAGGTACGCACTTTTTTACAGATCCACTTTCTCCTTTTCCTATAGGATAGTTTTCCATCCTTTTATACCATTGAGGCACTCTTTTTTTTGTAGGTATAGGTTTTTCTAAAAGAGAAAAATTCTTACTATAAAACTTTATTTTTTTCCTAATATGAAGCAACTTGGTAAACCTAAAAATTCTCTACCATCAAAAGGCGATTCATTTTGATCAGCTCTATTATAATGTAAAAATACTTGTGTACATCGATCTCCTTCTAATGGATCTCTCCAATGTTCCAATAAATTTCCTTTATAAATTAACATGTCACCAGGACTTAAATCTACTTTAACTCCTTTGGTATTTTCTGAAATATATTTTGTCCCATCATCAGTGCCTTTTGTTTCATCAGGCTCTAAAAATATAGGCCAAGCATGTCCACCAAGATTTAATGTAGTTGATATCTCACAAGCAAATCGATCTTTGTGTCTAGGTAATTCTTGTCCTTTAAAATAAACACGAGCGTAGGAATAATTAGGTACAAGCTGTAAACCTGTTTGTTTTTCCATTAAAGGATGTAGGGCATTTAATAACACCTCCATAGCTATATCTGCATATGAAGAAAAAGCACCTGGCACTTGACCGTCATCAAATACTCCGTAGTTTTCCTCAAAAGGGGAAATCATTTTACTCTCAAACATTTTTGCTGTGACTTTCATTTTCATATTAAAATATTCACATACAAAACTTGCTATCTCTTCACTAATAGCGTTTTTAATTACTACATAGTTGTCCTTCTCAAATGTGTTCATACGAACTCCTTTCCTCTAAACCATGTGACTAAAGAATATCTTGTACCTTTTGTGACCTTTTTTACTTGATGCCACATATGACTAGGAAAAACAATTATAGTCCCTTGATTTAACCACTGTTCTTCACTATTAGTTTTATCTTCAATTTTTTTTGCAGGAGAACTTTTAGGATCACATATTTCTAATTGACCACCCTCATACTCAGAAGGATCTGTAAGTGTGCAGACTAAAGATAGCTTTCTTTGTAATCCGTCACCAATTGTATCTGGTCCACAATCTTGATGCCAACCATAAAAGTGACCTTCTTTATATTTTGTAAATTGATACTGCTCACAATCGGCTAATTCAAAATTCCATTCTGCATGTTTATTAGCATCCATAGCATGATTCCAAAACCAAATATTTAACCATCTTAATTGAGGAATCCAAGCTATTCTAGAATCTCTAATCTTTGCTAATTTCTTTTTATTTTCTTCAGTGCCTTCACTTGTATCAGAAGTCACACCTATGTCTTCTTTTAGTTTATTACCATAATCAATTATATGTTTACATATTTTAGGATTGATAGCCTTATCATAGAACCAATAGTTGTTTTTAATAAACACTACGCTGGTTTAGTAGGCCACACTGTGTCTGAACCATCTAAAGCTACTGTGTATGTAGTATTGCTAGCAGGAAAATCTCTTAGTGCCTGCCTATATGTTGCCCATTCTGCTTTCTTTGAATCTGTTAAAGGTGAGTCAGCTAATTGTGTCCAATCACTAGCGGCTAATTCAGCATCTCTTGCTGCTCTTAGTTCTTCTGTGTTATATGTGTATGTATTGGCGACGTCATCATTTTGAAACCACCAACCTGGTTGAACACTATCATTAGATGTTTCAAACCATCCCACTACTGAAGTATCGGAAACTTCTTGTACTTTTATTCCATTAATTTTACACCACTTTGCCATTATGTGTAATACTCCGCATATCTAAACATTCCTGCAGTACCTGGTTGACCTGTTCCTCTGTTTCCTGGTCTGCCAGTACCACCAGCGCCCACAGTGACTGCAATTGTTGCACCTCTTGTAAATGGTCCTGTGATATCGCTGTAAGCACCACCAGCGCCTCCACCACCACCATTTTCACCTGATCCTGGAGATCCATTTCCACCTTTTCCTAATGGGTTAAAAGGGTTTGTTCCTCCACTGCCACCACTGTTACCTCCAATTCCTGGAGATCCGCTGTTACCTGAAGCGCCACCGAGCATACCGCCCCCTGCCCCTCCTGATCCACCGTTAGATCCTGGATTTGGAAAGCCTGCTGCACCTTGGTTACCTGCTGCACCTGTCATGCCTAAACCTGTAGTAGAGCCACCTGGTTGCCCTTGACCTTGACCGAAGCCATGACCACCACAACCACCAGATCCACCACCACCAACAGCGATTGCAACAGCAAATAAAGTATCTGCTCTAGTAGAAATATTACCAGAACCTGTCAATTGTGTTATTGATGTAACATTACCGACTGCTCCTCCACCTGCGTCAGCAAATTCAAGTGCTGCACCTGGTGCATTTACTTGAATAACTTGACCCGCAGAACCAAGAGAGGTTAAGCCTGTTCCACCTTTTGTAGTTGGAACAGTGGGTAATCTATCAGAGGCTAATGTGCCTGAAGCAATGTTAGTTGCGTTTAAAGCTGTTAAAGCAGATCCGTCTGCTGCTGGTAAGGTTGCAGGGAATCTTGCATCAGGAACTGTGCCT